CTACAAGGCTGACTTGTCGAAGAAAGCTAAGAACAGCCCTGCAGGAGCTGCTCAGTCTGTTAAATCCGGTTCTACCGCAAATGTAGGTACCGGTACTAAAGGTTCGTTCACTGAGAGTCAGGTCGCTAAAATGTCTGACGCTGAGTATGAAAAGAACGAAGAGGCTATTTTAGCTTCAATGCATTCTGGTAAATTCGTCTACGATATTACCGGTGCAGCTCGATAGCACTTTTCAAGTGTTGACTTAGCGTTTTTATTAATGCTATAACAAGGGCATATCTTATATTCTGTAAGATACCCTTTATTAAGACCCCCTAGACCGCATTTGTCTACTCTAGGCGGGTCTTCTTCAGAAGAATCCAGACATAAAGTCTACCAGTGTGGTGAGACCCGAACTTCCGATAGGTAGCTCCTATCAAGAGGCTTGCAACTCTCATGTAATCACTGCCGCTTCCCATGTCCTCTTCTGTGTTTCGTATCGCCCATCCGGGCTTTGCCATTCATAGGAGGAACTATCTCATGGCATTTCCAAGCGCGTCAGGTTATAACAACCTGCCTAACGGTAACTTTTCACCAGTTATCTATTCTAAGAAAGTCCAAAAGGCTTTCCGTAAGTCTTCTGTTGTAGAAGACATCACCAACACCGACTACTCAGGTGAAATCGCAAACTTTGGCGACTCTGTTAAGATCATCAAAGAGCCAGAAATTACCATCAACAGCTATGCTCGTGGTACTACTCTAGCTACTCAAGATATCACCGATGCTGACTTCACAATGGTTGTCGATCAGGCTAACTACTTCCAGTTCGCTATCGATGACATCGAAGAAGCTCACTCACACGTTAACTTCATGGATCTGGCAACAGATCGTGCAGGCTACCGTTTGCGTGACACCTTGGTTCAGGCGTATGGGTACGCCGTACTGCAGCAGCAGGCACCAAAGCAGATACTTCAGCAGACGCTGACGAATTGCTCGGTGGTAACAAGCTAGACATCACTGACTTCGGTGGTTCTGACTTGGGTGTACTCGGTGAAGCTACTTCTATCCCTCTTGCAGCAGGTGGTGGTAATTCAGGTGTTACTTCACCTTTGGCTATCTTGAACCGCATTGCGCGTCAGATGGACCAAGCTAACGTAGACACCGATGGTCGTTGGATCGTAGTTGATCCAGTATTTGCTGAGATCCTAATGGATGAAAACAGCAAGTTGATCAACGGTGACTTTGGTGGTGACGGCGAACTTCGTAATGGTCGTATGCCGGGTACTATCCGTGGCTTCCGTATCTACAAGTCAAACAACCTACCATTCGTAGGTACTGGCGCAGGTACTACTGCTTCTGCAGGCTCTGAAGATAACTTCGGTGTTTGTGTAGCAGGTCACGATTCAGCAGTTGCTACCGCTGAGCAGATCGCAAAGACTGAGAGCTTCCGTTCTCCAGAAACCTTTGCGGACATCGTTCGTGGTATGCAGTTGTACGGTCGCAAGATCCTTCGTCCTGAAGGCTTGTTCACTGCTAACTACAACGTAGCATAAGTGATCAGGGTGGCTCTCCTTAACCGGGGGGCTGCCCTTTTTTGCTTCTAACTTGAGAAGAGTTTCGCATAGTGTCTACTTTCATTGATCTAACAAATCAGCTCCTTCGCCGCCTTAACGAGGTGGAGATTGCTCCTGCTGATTTCGCTACAGTACGTGGCGTACAAGCGTTAGCAAAAGACGCTATCCGTAACTCTATTTCTAAAATCAATATTGCTGAGGTCGAGTGGTCATTCAATGCCGCAGAGCATACTCAAGTGTTGGTTCAGGGTCAGGAAGAGTACTCTTTTCCATCATACTTTAAGGTTGCTGATTGGAATAGCTTCCAAATCCAGAAAGACGTATCGCTAGGCGTTAACTTCACAGACCTAGGCTATATCAGCCGTGACGAGTACTATCAGTACCGTAGAGCTGAGGATAACAACTCAGGTAGTGCAGGTATTGGTATGCCTGAGATGGCAGGTCCATCACACGGTAATGGCTATGTAGTTACACCTACTCCGGATAAAGCGTATACTATTAAGTTCCGCTACTACCTCACTCCGCAAGCACTTGAGCTTGATACAGACCAAACACGTATTCCTAACACCTACGATAACGTAATCATCGAAGGTGCATTGGTGCAGATGTACATGTTCCGGGATAACCCTGAGGCAGCTAACATCGCAGCACAGATCTTTTCACAAGGCATCAAAGAGATGCAGACACTCCTGATCAATAACTATCAGGAAGTCTATGATACTCGGATTATCCGCAATCGATTGATGGCGAGGGCTTAAGATGCCGGATCGCATTCAGTCCTTTAAAGTGATCTGCGGAGGCGGGCTTAACTCTAACGAGAACCATCTAGACCTCTCAGAAAACTTCCCGGGATCTGCTACTCGTCTTGTTAACTACGAAGTATCTTTGTATGGCGGCTATCGCCGTATCGAAGGTTATCAACCTTACGACAGCACATACCAAGAGGTAGACCCTACAGATGGTGAAGGCGCTATTCTTAGCCTGACTATCTTCAAGGATGACACTCTTAACGAGACGCAGATTATTGCTACTCGTGCTGTTAAAAAATTTGAGTACACAGCGGTTGCAGGTCAGACTAACTTTGTAGGTCTAGACAATAACAATCGCACGATGGATCTACCATTCCCTAATGATGTGGTAGTCTATAAAAACGGTACTAAGATTTATCAGGTTATTGACTACACAGTTTCTGGTGGCAACATTACCTTAGTAAATGGTGCTACTGCCGGGGATACGATTGAAGTAGATCCTAGTGAATATAACTTCTATCGTCACACCTATACAGGTTGGACTAAGTACACACTAGACCACGGTATCCGCCGTAAGATGGTACAGACGCTCGGTGATCGTGTTACACAGATCCGTCACGTATCATTTAACTTCGGTGACGGTAACCACGTAGTCTTTGTAGATGGCGCTAACCTAGCACTTAGCTTTGATGGTACGCACTGGGATGAGCTAGATCCTAACGGTGACGGCACTCATGATCAAAGCGCTTCACATGCTCCCGGCGGTCCTCTTTGTTTAGAGGCTCCATCTCTAGTAGACGTATTTGAGAACCACTTGTTCTTAGGCGGCTACGCATTATCCAAGGCGGTAATTGCTTACTCAGCGCCTAACATAGCGTACGACTTCACTGCAGCCTCAGGCGCAGGTCAGATCGCAGTAGGCTTTGACGTTGTGCAGTTTAAGCCATTCCGAGATAACTTTTTTATCTTTGGTAGCAACGGTATCAAGAAGGTAACGCCTGACATAACAGCAGGCTTTGTCATTGACCAAGTAACCTCTAACGTAGGTTGTATCGCGCGAGATAGTGTACTTGAGATTGGTGGTGACTTGGTGTTCTTAGCACCAGATGGTCTTCGCCCGGTAGCAGGTACTTCACGTATCGGTGACGTTGAGCTTGAGACTATCTCCAAGTCTATTCAGCAGCTCCTGAAAGACATGAACGAAGACTACAACCTCGATACATTGGTTGGTGTCGTTATTCGTAACAAGTCTCAGCTACGCTACTTTGTAGGAGATGCTGATACAGGTGTAACAGACAGCTACGGTATTATCGGTGGCTTACGTTCAGCAGACCAACGACTAGGTTGGGAGTTTGGTGAGCTAATCGGTATCCGAGCATCGACATGTACGTCAGCTTACGTAAATCGTACTGAGCTTGTTCTACATGGCGACTATAACGGTAAGGTCTATAAGCAAGAAACTGGCAGCACCTTTGATGGCGAAAGCATACTAGGCGTATACCAGACACCTTACTTTGACTTCGGTGATACGGAAGTTCGTAAGACGATGAGAAAGGTTAACGCCTTTATTCGCGCAGAAGGTCCAATCACTATGAACATGGCGGTTAACTACGATTGGGATGACCCTACAGTAGGTAAACCCGCTTCATACACTCAAGAATCTAAAGGTGCGCCTGTTCGTTATCGCGGACGTAATATCAATTACTCAGGCACCAACATTAACTACGGCGGCAATGAAAAGCCGATCATCGTAACAGACGTTCAAGGCTCCGGCTTCGCTTGTCAGCTTAGCTTCGTGACGTACGGGGATTTCAATCCGTACAGCATACAGGGCATAGTTTTTGAATTCAGTATCGCAGGAAGACGCTAAATGGCAGGCTATACTAGACAATCAGTAGCAGACATCGTTAACGGTGCGAATATTACTGCACCACCTCTTAACGCTGAGTTCAACCAACTCGCTGCAGCTTTCGGACCTTCAGGACACACCCATGATGGAACAGACGGTAACTCACCTAAGATTGATGTTACTACCTCCCTTACTGGTTATATTCCTCCTGTACATGGCGGTATTGGCGGTAAAAACAATACTACAGCTACTGTTAACCCGACAGTAGGGGACGACTACAATGACGGCTATGCACCCGGTTCTATTTGGCTGAACCAGAGTACAGGTCGTCTTTTCATTTGTGTTGCTAACACTATTGGTTCTGCTACTTGGGTAGAAGCTTTAGGTGTTACTCCTGCTAATCAGGTTATCCCTCATACTAACAATACGGTAGACCTTGGTACTTCTGTATATCGCTTCAAAGACATTTATTTCGATGGCACAGCGTATGGTCTAGACTTTAACGGTAGCAGCTTAACGCTTACTAACAATATCTCTACACAAGGTAACATTACCAACACTGGTAACTTGTCTACCTCTGGTACTGGCTACTTCGGCGGCAATGTAACAGCTAACAGTAACCTAACTGTAGCAGGCGTTACTACTCTGCAAGGTAATACGTTTGTAGGTAACAACGTAAATGACACAATTAGCTTCACCTCTCGCGTTGCTTCTTCAATACTTCCTAGCGTTAACAACACCTACAACTTAGGTTCTTCTACCCTGCAGTGGCAGGACTTGTATGTAGATGGAACTGCAGAGATTGATACACTTAATGTGGATACAGTTACTGTTTCAGGTAACTCTACTCTTGGTGCAGGTACTGGTAACGATCTTACAGTTAACGCTCGTGTAGCTACTAGCCTTATTCCTAAGACTAATAATGCGTCTGACCTAGGTTCTACCACTAATCAGTGGCGTAACCTGTATATAGATGGCACAGCCAACGTAGATACTTTAGTTGCAGACGTAGCAGATATTAATTCTGGCTTTATCGATGGCACAATCATCGGCTCTAACTCCCATACGTCTGGTAAGTTCACTACTCTACAGTCTACAGGTTTAGCTACTTTAGATAGTGTTAACATTGATGGCGGTACTATTGATGGTACAGCTATTGGTAGCAGCGTAACTTCTTCTGGTGCATTCACTACTGTATCTGCATCTACTGGTTTCACTGGCAATCTGACAGGCAATGTAACGGGTAATGTCACAGGTAACGTAACTGGCAATATCACTGGTGATGTCACTGGCAATCTGACAGGTAACGTAACCTCTACAGGTACTTCTACGTTCAATAACGTGACCGTTAACGGCACATTGAACATGGACGCAGCTACTACAGCTACTATCGTTAACCTGACTGATCCTACCAACGCTCAAGACGCAGCGACTAAGAACTATGTAGATACTAATGATGCGCTTAAGCTGAACCTAGCCGGCGGTACCATGACAGGTAATATCACCATGTCTGGTGGTACAAAAGTCACAGGTCTTCCTACACCTACTGCAGATGCAGACGCAGCTAATAAGAAGTATGTAGATGATGAAATCAGTGCTGTAATTGATGCTGCACCGGGCGCACTAGATACTCTGAATGAATTGGCTGCAGCGCTAGGCGATGACGCTAACTTCAGCACCACAATGACCAATGCGTTAGCTACTAAGCTTCCTTTGGCAGGTGGCACGATGTCCGGCGCTATCGCTATGGGCGGCAGCAAGATCACAGGTCTTGGCACTCCTACAGCTACAGCAGACGCAACAACTAAAGCATACGTAGATGGCGTAGACGCTACTAAGCTTAACTTGTCTGGTGGTACCATGACAGGTAGCATCGACATGGGTGTGCATAAGGTAACATCTACCACTACACCTACAGCAGATTCAGATCTGTCTCGTAAGAAGTACGTAGATGATCAGCGTGACACTCGTGTTGCTAAGGCGGGCGATACAATGTCTGGTACCCTAGACATGGGTGCTAACAAAGTCACTACTACAGCTAACCCTGTAGCCGATGATGATCTTGCTCGTAAGGGTTACGTAGATAGCATTCTACAATCAGCCACAGCTTCTTCTGCTAGTGCAGCGGCAGCAGCAACCTCTGAGGCTAATGCAGCTACTTCTGAAACTAACGCAGCTAACAGCGCTCAGCTAGCCGAAGATTGGGCTACTAAGACTTCAGGTACAGTAGACGGTACAGAGTACTCAGCTAAGTACTACGCTACACTCGCAGCTAATCAGTTTGTTGATGTAGCAGGCGATACCATGACCGGTAATCTGGACATGGGCAATAACACCATTAGTAACGCTGTTCTTTCTAATGCAACTATTGCATATAGTGACATTACTAATGTAGAATCCAACGTACGATCTGAAATCAGTGCCACTGGATCTCTAAGCTATAACTCTTCTACTGGTGTTATCAGCTATACTCAGCCTACTAACTTAAGCACATTCACAAACGACTCCGCGTATATCAACCTTACTCAAGCTAGACAGGGCGTAAGCGTTAGCGGGTCTTTGGCGTATAACTCAAGCACAGGTGTTATCAGCTATACGCAACCATCAAATGTCAGCACATTCACTAATGATGCTAATTACGTCTCAAGCGGAGACAACATCTCCGGCTTAACCAACGACTCTAATTACGCAACGGTGGATGATGCTACGGCACTGTCAATCGCACTAGGGTAATCAATCATGGCTAACACATTTAAAAACTACACTGGTGAAGCTACCACGGGCGGTGCCACAGTCTACACCATCCCGGCTTCTACCACAGGCATTCTAATGGGTCTTAACTTGGCGAACAAAACAGGTTCTCAAGTAACTGCCTCTGTGCAGCTAGGCTCGGTTTATATCGTTAAGGACGCACCAGTACCTGCAGGCTCTGCATTGGGTGTTCTAGATGGCAAACTCATTGCGGAAGCAGGGGAAGTCTTAACAGTAACGTCAGATACCAATTCAGCAGTAGACGTTATTATTAGCGTATTGGAGCAATCATAAGATGGGTGGATATATCGGTAAAGGTCAAGGCGTTGTATTGGTAGACGGCTATACTAAAGCCCAAACCGATAGCAAGATTGCTAATGCCAGAGAGATTGAAGTAAGCGATACTCAACCTTCTAACCCTTCTGAGGGGGATGTTTGGTCTGCGGCTACTCTAATCCTTACAGGAACTAACTTTTTAACAAGTAATTTAACTGTTACCTTTACCCCATCTGGGGGCAGTAGTAGCACTGTCACTGTAACACCTACAAGTGATACATCTGCTTCAGTCTCCGTTCCATCTGCTGTCTATGCATCCTCGGGCAGTGTAGATGTCACTGTTACCAATTCAGACCAAGTAATGTCTAATGGAGTTTCATTTAACGTACTAGCCCTTCCAACAGGCGGCTCTGTTACAACGTCTGGTGGTTACCGTATTCATACGTTTAATTCTTCTAGTAGTTTTGTAGTTCCTTCCAATGTAAGCC